CACACGAAGAAGACAAAAATATAATCGTCGAAACTGAGGTCAGATCGTTTGCACCAACAGACAATTTTGTGGTGCGGTGGGACTATCCAAACTTTGTCATAGATGAGGCAAAAGATGCCAGCAAGCACGCAAAGCCGGGTGCAAAGCGCAAACATTCAGACGATGATATTCTGCTAAAATTGCCAGTAGGAGAAGCCAATGCGATGCACTTTGACGCGCTTGGCTGCGACATGAACAAGAGGTCATTTGAGGCTAGAATTGCGCAAATAATCGGCGCAAATGTCACGAAAAAGCTCAACAGCAACAAAAAGCAAGAAAAGGCCTTTTATCGTGAATAAACTGGTTGCATGTATTAATCACCGCAGGTTGCATGTTAATACATACAATCAGCCGCAATCCCTGCAAACAAGCGGCTTGCTGATTGCATGTATTAATTTTGTAATCAATGCAGGCAGAACTCTAGGACATGATTTGCGCAGCTTACAGCGCAATCATTGCCTGGTTGCATGTATTCATTAATTCTCTAAAGGGAACAACAAGCAGCAGCCACTTTTTAGAATTGTATTGCATAACCAAAAAAAACCGTTTACATCGACATTATGGAAAAACAAAAAACAGACACAACGACACCGATAAACGAAACAAAAGTCACATACGTGCTTGAGCTTCCGTTCGACACATACGCAAAGCTTTTGAAGTATGGAAAGCGTAACGAGCAATTGATGGAGGAAACCGTTAGGAATTTGATCGAGGAGGGGTGCAAATGACAACTGAAAAAATAATCAAAACACTCCAAGATTATAACAATTGGAGGCGCGACAAAATCAACACAAAAGAATATTTTGACACAAAAACAGCTCACGAGTTAGGTCTGACAATAGATGCAGCCATTGAGCGATTGCAGACGTTAGAGCAAGAGCGAAATGAAGCGAGTTTAGACTTTAGAAAGCATATTGTTGATCTGGATCATGATCAAAAATACTGGAAGCAAGAAGCTTCAAGATATAAAGATCGAGTTACACACATTGAGATACTAATTGAGCAAATGAAGCAAGAGCGAGACGAGGCGAGGCACATTGCTAGTTATTGGCGAAATATGGCAGGCGCTTCCGCGATTACAAAACGTAAAAACAAATTTCCTTGGGAGAAGTAAAACAATATGAAAACCGAGCAAAACAAATTAAGGCACATTGCTGGCTATTGGCGAAATATACCATTAGACAATTTACTTCGTCATGGGGATGTGATCCGCAACCTGCACACAAGCGAGAGATTCACTGTGTTGAAAGTGGCTGACACTGGGGAACCAATCATCAATACCAGAAGTGGAAAAATCCGTGTGCCGTGGTCGAGCTACGAGAGGCACTACCGAAACGTCACAACAGAAACTTTTAGAGCGAATAAATAATAATGGAAATACCACTTCAATCGCCTTTTGATATAATTTTTACCGTGTCAATGATGCTTGGATGGGTCATTTATTTAATCGCGATGTTCAACAACCTTTACAAGTAAACAATATGAAAACAGAACAAAACAAACCGGCACGACAGCCACTCAAGGCAATCACATTCAGGTTGCCATTGGATACAATCAGCAAGATCAAAGCGCTATCAGCACGGCACAAGACGTCGGACGCTAAGACAGTGCGCAAAGCAGTGGAGGAGATGGCAGAGCGATGAGCGTACACAAAGCATGCCAAATTGCCCCCCATGTAAGGAATCTTTTAATTTATAAGGAATCGAGGGTTTGATGCCTTTGCTCGTTTTTTTACGCGAGGCAAAAAATAAAAAAATCAGTGTTACATGAAAAATAAAAACAAATTGGCACAGAAAGAGCTAGCGGCTAAGTGGGGCATCAGTCAAACGCTTGTAAGCAAATACGCTCGCATGGGGTGCCCGTGGGATCAGCCAGACCCAGTTGTCGCGGCTTGGATTATGAAACACGCAAAACGCAAAAATGCAGACCTTAAAGTTGCATTGCGTAAAGCGTTAGCCGAAACGCCAGCACGAAAACGAACAGCAGCAAAAAAGGTGCCTGACAAAGCACGCGGCAAAAAGCAAATCAAATCGCTTGAAGCGGTCCGTGACTATTACAACGAGCAACTAATTAGCGCGACAGAAACGACAACGCCAGACCATGAGACAATCAAATTCTGGAACGACCTTTTAATCAAAACTGAAAAATGCTTGCGCGAAGCACAGGCGCACGAGAAAAAGCTTGGGATCGAAAAAGGCGAAATGCTGGCCCGCGCAGAAGTCGAGCGCATTCTGGAAAATATTTGCTGGGCTGGAAACGCTAGTTGTGACAAATTCGGCAAACAGATTGCAGAGCGACTTAGCAACAAAGCGCCGGCTGACATTTACAGAATACTTGCGCCGCTACTGACTGCGCTTATGATATTTGAACCATTGCGGAAACTGAAAACCGCGCCGGGGAACATTAACTTGCCCGAATGGGTAATCGAATGTTTTGAGACTGAGCGCAAACAATACATCGAATGACATTGACTGTAACAAAACGCCAGGACCCGGTTGCATGGTGCGAGCAAAATATCCAACTCGACTACGGCAACTTTAAGCGCGAGAATCATCCGCTACTTGTTGACGTACTCCGGGCGGCAGCAGATAAGCGCGGCGCTTATGTCGGTCTGATTGGATCGGTGCAGCACATTAAGACATTGACGGCGCAATTGCTGCAATTGTACTCGTTGCACGTATCGCCAGCAAGCGCGGCGCATTATGATCTTACCGGGGACGCGCTAAAAGAATTTAGCGACGACAAATTTACGCCACTAATTGACAGCACGGAGCGCATTCTGAAACTGATACCAGACCAGCAGTACCGGAAAACAAAACTTTACACCAGCACGCCGTTGGGCCATGTTCGATTGCTGTCTGCAAACGTACTTGCAAACCGGAACTCGAAAACGCTGGAACGCATCACAGCTGACGAGTCGTGGGCTTACAGGGATGAGGAAAAATGGCTTGAGCAGATCCATTCCCGGCAAAATTCGTTCAATTGGCAATGGCAGATGTTTTTACCGTCATCCGGGCAAACCGAAGGCAGCGAGCTTGATCAGCTATGGCAGCGAAGCACTCAAAAGACTTGGCACGTTAAATGTCCATGCTGCGGGGAAGAGATTGCTTATTTATGGAAGCAGGCGCCGGTCGATGGCAAGGTCCCGCCCGGTGGCATCCGGTACGCTAGCCGCGAGGAAGTCACAAATGCAGACGGCGATATTGACTGGGTAGCACTGCGGGATTCCGTTTATTATCAATGCCAGCTTTGCGAGGGTCGCATTGATTGGGATCCCGGCGCACAACATGAGCGCAACTTGTCCGGGCGTTACGTTCAAATGAACAGCAACCCAGACCCTCAATGCGATTTTTATCACTACAATGCGTTGGCTCATGCACCTTGGCCGGAGCTTGTCACAAAATGGAAGCGAGCCACAATAGCACGCAGCCGGGGCGACTTGTCAGGGCTTGAGGAATTTGTGCGCAAGCAATTGGCGCAGCCGTGGAATGAGTCAAACTATGTAAGCGCGGAAAAGATCGAGCATGCGCGGGGCAATTATGCGCTTGGCGAAAAGTGGGAGCCGGCCGGAGCGGAGCCGATAATGTTTTGCACAGTGGACGTGCAAAAGGATCACTTCTATTTAATTGTGCGGGCGTGGGCTATTATAAACGGCGAACTGCACAGCCGATTGATTGAGCGGGAGAAGGTTTTTAGCTCAGGCGCAATTCGAGACATCGCAGACAAGTACGGACTGGCGGGAGCTAATATGTCGCGCGTATTTTTAGACGGCAATTATAACTCAATCCAAGTGCAGCGATTGGCTGCTGAAAACTTTTGGATTGTATTCCGGGGAGACAAAGCGCGAGACTTTCGGCACGCTGACGGTTTGCGCAGGATTTACGCCGAGGCCGATTATATCGACGTGGGCGAGGGTACGATCGGAGCCGGGCGCAAACTTGTACCGCAAATCAGATTTAGCAACGGCGAGGCGCTTAATCGCTTGTCATTAATTCGCGGCATTAAAGGCCGGGACGGTGCGCCAGTGTGGACGTATGCAAGAGACGCTGGAGCAATTTATGAGCGGCAAATCAATGCCTGGCAGAAGATCAGCAAGACAAAGCCGAGCGGTGAGGTCTATTATGATTTTATCAACCGGGACTCGCACAACGATCACTTCGGTGACTGCGAAAAAATGAATATCGTTTGCGCTGCGATGGCCGGCTTAATTGGTGTCGATACTGAGTCAGATAAAAAAGATTAAAAATGTATTGCACATTTTGAAATAGCAGTTTATTGTTGGGGCATGGAAAACGAAACAACACTAACAGCAAGATCAGCATGCGATTACAATTGCATATTTAAAGCAAAATTAATTAAAAGAACTGCAAAAACTGCTACAGTTAAAGCAATGAACATTACAAGACGTTGCAAGATTTACACTAATACAGAAGGTGAGGAATATATTTTTGCATTAGGTAAATACTCAATGGCTCCTATATTTAAGCTTTAAAACGCCACACATAAAGAAAACTTGACACAAACCCCGCTTGCTTTAATTTTGTAGCATGCGTAAAGCTTTATGCTAAATATTGCAGGTAAAACGACTACGGCAGTAAGCACACTCCTATTTTATATCGCGGAGGTGCCGATCCCGTAGCTTTCCTGTATATAAATAAGCAACTAGCACCACACATAAAGAAAACTTGACACAAACCCTGCTTGCTCTAATTTTGTAGCATGCGGGGTTTATTGTTTACAATATGGATACATGCGGGAAAAACCGCATCCAGTACCATTGACGCGCTTGA